TGCCGTATACTCAGACATTTTCGCAGCACTGCTCATAGCGGCCTGCACATTGCACTCCTGGCTCTTAATAAGCGTATCCACTTGTTTTCCCATCTTTCTTGTATCGGCAGAGGCAGAAGACATTGCCTTGGCAGTTACCGTCTTAATCTTATCGGTTACGCCGGATAGCTGCTTCAGCTCGGCTTGGAGAGAGGCCATGCTCTTTTTGTACTGGCTAATATCCGCAGTAAATCGTGTTACCAATTCCTGATCCACAAAATCACCTCCTTTTCTTGTTTTTCAATCATTAAAACTGATCAAAGTAAGCCATTGCTTTGGCCGCTTGAATATCCAGCACATCATCCCCTGTCCAATAAGGGAAAAGGTCGTACACAGCGCCCACATCCTCCCCGGCAATCGCAGCAGCAATTACCCCGGCTTGGATATAGGCGATTTGTGACAGGTTTTGATACTGCCTTCTTTCCAAATCACGATGGAACAGAATGTAACGCTTTAGTTCTCCATAGGTCATAGAAAGAATGACGGAAAACGACAAGCCATAAGCGTTGGCCTCCAGGATCATATCCTCCGTTGTGCAGTAATTACTCCCGAAAGGAAGTGGACGGCTTGTCCTCACTCTCTGTGGACTTCTCCACGCCGTCAAACGCAGCGTTGACCATCTTTTCAATGCCGGCGGAGAGCTTTTCGGCCTGCGTATCGCTCAGTAGACCGGACACATTGGCCAACTGAAAGAGAATGCTCGAAAAGGCGTCCACGCCGCTGACGCCGCTGTCCACCAGCGCGTCATACAACGCCTCACCGGTCAGATCGCCGTTGGGATCATCGTTAAAGTGCAGTGCCTCATCCAGCACGGCCAGCAGTCGCTCCGGGTCACTGGAAGCGCTGAGGATCACATCCAGGGCGTCCTCGTTGAATTTATTTTTCAGTCGCAGCTGAGCAGCTACAGTCAAACGCAGGTGCACAGTCTTGCCGCCATTCAGCTGCAAATCGTATGTTCTGGTTACAATATGGGGTTCATTCATTGTTATTTCCTCCTAAAAAGTAGGGAGACGGTCACCCGCCTCCCGAATAATCGATTTACGCGGCGGGAAACTCTCTGCTCCAGTCGCCGTCCAACTTGTAAGAGACAGTAGCCTCCATCAGGCTGTTTACGCCCGGTCCCTTAATCGTCAGGCTGGGCACACCAGAGTTGTTAAACTTGGTGCCGTCCGGCAGCTTAACCATAATGGGTACGGACACACCGGCGTCCTCCAAAGCTGCCAGCACCCGATAATCCGATGTGGCGTCCTTTGCGTTGTACAGAAAAGTCACCTCAAAGGCGTCTGCTTTCTTGCGAATACCGGTGATGCTGTGTTCCACATCATCGTCATAGCAAGTGGCGTCCAGTTCTTCCCGTTCGCCCTTGGTCAGATCGCCGATTTGGGTGGCGTAGTTCAGGCACTTGGCTGTGGAGCCGGTATAGTTGGGATATACCTCAATGCCTTTGGACGCAAGACCGCGTTCCGGCTTTGTTTCGTTCATATAAAATCCTCCTTAATCTATCAGTCGATTGGTTCTTGTATCAACCCGACGGCCGTAACGCAATGATTTGCGCAAATAACCGCTGGGGTCATGTAACAGTGCGTCCGAGGACGCAAATTGCCGGATCAGGCCCAGCGAGGTCAAAGCCTCGTCTACCTTTTCCGTCAATTCCAACAGGTCCGGCAAGGTCATAAACCACAGATCCACCTGATAGGCGATCACATCTACGCACGCCAGTTCCGTGCCTGTATTGGTAATCTCATAAAATGTGATCAGGTTACCTGCCGGTTTGCTCTCCGGAAATGCCATCTTAATGTCATAGGGAATGTCCGACTGTACGGATTTTAAGGTATCCCGGATCACTGCACGGTAGTTTTTCACTTGATCGCCTCCTGTATAGCCGTACCATAATGCTCTGCAATCACCGACTGCATTTCCTGCATGCCGTTATACATAAAGAGCGCCGGCAAGCGACCTTTTAGTCTGCGAAAACCGTAACCTGGTATATACGCAGTCCAAGGTTCGTGCTTGCGCACAATACCCAGCTCACTGTCCAACGGTGTACCCTTTTCGTCACCCACAGGCCCGGTTCCGAATTCCACATAGGCCGCATACTGCATATTGGTACGGCTGCCTGCGGTCACCTGATCACCGTCACGCTCGCAAAAGGCGGCGATGGACTCCCGCAGCAGTCCGGTGTCCTCCGGGCAGTTGCTGCGCTGACGGCCGGCCATATCCTCTGCGTCCTGCAACATCTGCCGCTCCAAGTTGTCCAGCAGATGATCTGCGGTGCGTTGCAGCGTCTTGGCATAGGCACTCAGCTTTTCAATCTCAATGTTTGTTTCCACCGGGTGCTCTCCTCTCTGTGGCATTCGCTGTCAACAACCGATAATGCAGGAACTGCTGTACGGTCTCCACCTCCAGCCAACCAATACCATCCGCCTGTACCAGGTCGCC